CAGTAGATAATTATAAAATATATTTTATATGATACAGGTAGCTGATAATTTTAACTATAGAGGAAAAAAGCCTAACTTTGATAGAGATAGCTTCGATACATTATATGATATGAAGAACTATTCTGAGAATAGTTTAGACGATGGTCATATATCTTATTGTAAAGAAACTGGTAAACACTATAAGTTTAATTCTAATAATCAGTCAGATCCTACTACTGGTAAATGGGTAGAATAGCATGAAGCTGTTCCAGCTGATGAAGAAGATATAACTGAACAAAGTGGTACTCTATAGTTAGCAAATAAAACTTATGATAAACAGTCTTTCAGTGGTTTAGGTAGAGTGTATCTAAGAAAGAATATAGTAGGTGATAAGAATGTTCTTACTTAGGCTATGATCAATAAAGCTAATACTATATATGTTATTCAGTATGATTATGATTTAAACGGTTAGACAATCGTTACCCCTTCTAATTCTATACTAAAATTTGACGGTGGCAGTTTTGATAATGGAATAGTAGATATATCTAATACAACAGATTTAATCAATCCAAAATTCAATAAGAATTGTAAAATAGCTAAGGGTACTATTTTAAAAGATTTTGTAGACGTTAGAACTTTAGGAATATATCCAGACGATACAGATTATGGTTGGAGCAAATTAGATAATTTATGTAATAAAGCAAACACTGTATATTTTTTTCCTAGAGGTATATATAAATTTACTAGCGGCATTAAATTATATTAGAGTGGAACAACTTTGATAGGAGAATGTACTTATGCTGATATTATGACAGTTAATGATGAATCGCTAAGAGGAACGGTATTTGATTTTTCTATCTCTTCTGGGACTTCTGAGAAACCTAAATATTGTATTAACTTTGCTGATTCTTATAAGTTTAATATTAATAGAGAAGATATAAATCTAGTTTCATCTATCAGAAACAACACACTAGTAAAAGATATAGTAAAATATATTGACTATAAGGACATTCCAACACTAAACATGGTAGCTAATTTAGGAGGTGTATCTATAGAATACATAAAAGGTAAACCTGTAATTTCTGGAGATATGTATGTATCTAAAATGGGCACTACTTAGGAAAGACCTGCTAATATTATAAATAAAGGATTTCAATATTTTGATACTACTATAAATAAACCAATTTTTTGGGATGGCTCTAAATGGATAGATGCTACAGGAGCTACTGTATAACAATAAAATAATTAAGATATGGCATAGTATGCAACTAAAGATGAATTAAATGAACTCACAGGATTAGTAAGAACATTGTAGGGTAATGTATAGACTCTAGATACTAGTGTTGGTGAGCTAGATACATTAGTTGAAAGAATTAATCATTTAGCTACTCTTAAAGATGTTACCATTACTTATATTAAAGAAGGAGACTTGATATAGTACAGTAGTGATGGTACATGGCATAATGTATCTCCAGCTGTATTGGCAGATTACATTAGTGGTGAAGGTGGCATTATCGACACTGCTGTAGTTAAAGCATTAATAGCATCAGAAGGCGGTAAGTTATTCTTAAGTAAACTATACGATGATACAGCATTGGGTGTTATTACATTTAAGAATAGTGTAATAGCTGATAGTATGATATATGCTAAAAAAGGAATTACTATTGGTAATTATATATCAGGACTACTTGGAGATGGAGCTATAATTGATGAACACGGCAATATAGAAGCCGGAAGCTTAACCCTTAGAGAATTCTTATCTGTACCAGAATTACGTTTTAACAGAGTAGATGTAGTAAGTGGTGAATTGTGGAATTCTATCGCTTTTGGTACTATTGAATCAGTAGATACTAAAAACTAGATAGCTACTCTTAAACTAGAAGAAGGCGAATATAGTGGGTTACATGTTAATGATATATGTAGAGGTATATGGCATAATATTAGTGGAGTAAATGAAACTACTCCAGGTACAGATGAATGTGGGTTTGAAAAAATGTAGGGATTTAGTACTGCTTATTTTACTCCTATTGAAATTCTTGATGAAAGAGGTAAACAATTTAGATATTCATTAAAGCCTAATACCACTCAACATCCTACTGCTAATATGAAATTTGCAGTATATGGTAATTTCTTAGATGAAACTAGACAATCTAGTGCTTACTCTACAAGAGATTATAAGAGGTTCTTAAAAGATGTTAGTACTTGGGCAATAGATTGGACTAATATAGCATCACAATTTGGTAAAATAGAAGGGTTGACTATTCCTGGAGCTCCAGATGATGGGGTACTACATGGGGATGGTGCTTACTTAACTAATGTCTACATGACAGGTGCTATGATTTAGTTTACTCCAGAACAAGAAGATAGTCTCAAAGGATAGGATGCTTACTCAGTAAATCTTACTAAAGACAACCTATCTGTTATTGTGGATAATGAATTAAATATATTAGATAAGTATAGCCAGCTAGATAATTTAACATTTGGAGTACAAGCTTTTAAAGGTACTACAGAATTATCATATTCAGATGTATATGCTGAAGGATCTTACTTCTTAACTTGGGAAGCAACAGGTCTTAAGTGTACGATGGCTAACGGTATATTCACAATTACAGATATTTTATCTGTTACTAATAGTCCTCATATAGACTTGTTAATTAACTGTGAAGGTAATGCTACATTTAAAAAGACAGTAGTATTATAGTTCCATTTACAACCTAATTCATTATGGACTACATATAACGATAACGATGCTATACCCGATAGACCTACTGGTGATGGTACTACTAACGGTTGGCATAGAAATTATACAGCATCTGCAATATGGATGTCTACTAAAAGTTCTATTGAAGTAGATGATCCTAATGTAGAATGGGGAGATCCTAATAGATTCCGTGGTGCTTCAGTAGCTGGTAAAGATGGTGAGTATACTAGATTTGCATATACTGAATCAAGCGTACCACCACCTACTCCTATAGGTGATACTGTTCCACCTAAAGACCCAAACAATAAATACACTTGGACTATGGACCCACCGCAAGGAGATCCAGAAAAAGGTATTTGGGTATGGCAGTCTATACAAACTGTTTATTCAGATAAGTCTACTTCTGGTTGGTCAGAACCTTTCCGTTTAACAGGAGCTGATGGTAAAGATGGTAACGATGGTAATGATATAGAGTTTGTATATAAGATTACACAAAATAATTCTGCACCTACTTTACCAGCTAATAGTAATAGAGATGATTATACAGAACCAAACAATGGTTGGTATGATAACCCACAAGGTGTTAGTGAAACTTGGCAATATGAATGGGTAGCTCAACGTACTAAACCAGCTGCTAAAGCAGGTACTGGTAATTGGGGTAACTGGCAAGGTCCTACTTTATGGTCAAAATGGGGTGAAAAAGGTATGGATGGCGATGGTTATGAATATATCTACTATCGTACACAAGCTGAAAACATTGCACCTGATACTCCTGTAGCTGCTAATAATACAGATGATGAAGCGCGTCCTCAGGCGTTTATTAATGGTGTAGCACAAACTACTACTTCTCCTGGAGGAATGTATTGGACTGATGATCCCCAAGGAGTCAGAGAAAACTTGATGTTTGAATGGGTAAGTGTACGTAAAAAAACAGATGGCGTATGGTCAGCGTTTCAAAAACCAGCTATATGGGCTAAATGGGGTGAGACTGGTTTAAGTGGCGGTAATTATCAATATAGATATAAAATATCAGCTACTACTCCAAGTATACCTACGGATTCAGCTGCATCTGGGTGGTCTGAAGATTCTGAAATGGTTCCCCCAGAAGGTCAATACGTATGGCAAATTCACAGATTTAAAAATGCAGATGGTTCATT